TAACAGTTGATGTTGCTGGTGATATTATTTTAGATGCTGATGGTGGTGATGTTTTTGTAAAAGACGCTGGTACTACTTATGGTAGTTTAACTAATAGTAGTGGTAACTTAATTATTAAATCTGGTACTACCACAGCGGCCACGTTCAGCGGTGCGAATGTAACTTTTGCAGGTACAGTAACCGGTACACTTATAAGTGCTTATCCTGTCGGTTCTATTTATATGAATGCTTCTAGTAGTGCTAATCCAGCTAGTTTATTAGGTTTTGGAACTTGGTCAGCGTTTGGTACTGGTAGAATGTTAATTGGTATTGATAGTAGTGATTCTGACTTTAATACAGTTGAAGAAACTGGTGGTAGCAAAACACACACTATTGCACAAACTAACTTACCTGACATAACTTTACAAACAACTGAATCTGTTAAAATAGAAGAGTCACCCTCTAATAAAGGTTCTTCTTCTGGATCTGGTGCAGCATACAATAAAGCGGATGTACCTCTTGGTGGAGATGGCACCGCAATTAATCATATGCCGCCATTTATTGCAGTATACATGTGGAAACGAACAGCATAACAAAGGAGATAATATATGCCTTTGGCTTCAACAAAATTTGCATCAGGATTTGACAAACAAAGCACCGCTTATGGTGCTGAGGGTAAATGGATTGACGGTGAGAACATACGTTTTCGTTATGGTCAACCAGAAAAAATAGGTGGTTGGACTAAACTTACTTCTGAAAAATTAATTGGCGCGGTACGCGATCAGTTTGCATGGACCTCGCTTGACGGTACTAGACACTTAGCTTTAGGAACTGACAGAAAACTATATCTATATGTAGAGGGAGCAATAGCAGACATCACACCGGTACGCGCATCGGGGACCGGGAATATTACTGGCTATGCCACTACTAGTGGTTCTACTACTGTTACTATAACTGATTCTGGTCATGGTGCTTTAACCGGTGACTTTGTAGTTATTGATACCGTATCAGCAGCAACTGGTGGTATTTCTGCAGCTAACTTAGAAGGCGAGTTTGAAATTTTATCTACACCTACTATAAACACTTACACTATAACAGCTAAGGCAGCAGCCTCAAGCACAGCTACTAGTAGTGCTACCGCAAACGCAGCTTATCAAATAAACGCTGGTCGAACTTCAAACATCTATGGTTATGGTTGGGGCATTGCAGCATGGAATGGCACGCCAACTACTGTGGTTACCGATCAATTAAATGAGGCATTGGATGCAACAGAAACTGGTGTTGATGTAGATACCGGTGCTACGTTTGCAGCTAACGATTACATCATGGTTGGTCAAGAAATAATGAAAGTATCGTCGGTTAGTAGTAATACTTTAACCGTGATCCGGGGATTATCTAGTTTAACAGATACTACCAGTGTTAGTGCGGTTGGTAGTCATGATAATACTACACATGCAGACAATGCAACAGTAACTATACTTAAAGACGTATCTAGTGGTTTAAGCTTTACAGCTTGGAATGAAGGTGCCACTACTTCAACAACAGTGCTAGATTCAAGATACTGGGTGTTTGAAAACTTTGGTGAGGACTTATTAGCTTTGGCTAGTGATGGTTCTTTGTTTAGATGGGACAAATCTAATGGTGCTACTACGCGCGCCGTGGTTGCTAGTGGTAATGCACCAACAGCATCAAGGCATTTAATTTTATCGACACCTGACCGACATGTTATCTTGCTTGGCACGGAAACTACTATTGGTAGCACTACTACACAAGATGATTTGTTTTTAAGATTCTCTAGTCAAGAAGATTTTACAACTTGGACACCAAGCAGCACCAACACTGCTGGATCATTTAGAATACAAGATGGATCTAAAATTATGTCTGCGGTCAGATCTAGGGGTTCTATTTTAATATGGACAGATACTTCTATGCACACATTACAATTTATTGGTGCACCATTTGTCTTTGGTTTATCACAGATAGCAGCTAACTGTGGCACAGTTTCTGCGCATGCGGCGGTTGATGTTAATGGCACGACGTTTTGGATGAGTCAACAAGCATTCTTTATGTTTGATGGTTCAGTTAAAAAAATGCCTTGCACCGTGCAAGATTATGTATTTGATGATTTTAGTATTACACAACAAGGGTTAGTTTATGCAGGTATTAATACTGACTTTAATGAAATTACTTGGTTCTATGCTAGTAAAAACTCTACGGTTATTGATCGTTGTGTAACTTATAATTATTTAGAAAACAGTTGGTATACTAATTCAATGGCAAGAACTACGTGGATAGATCGAGGTGTATATGAATTACCTTATGCCACTGAATACGAAGCAGATGAAACCGGCACTGTTCCAACAGTAACTGGTGTAACTGCTGGTGCATCAGTAGTTTATCTACACGAAGACGGTGTTAATAATGACGTAGATCCTTTAGAATGTTTTATACAATCAGGTGATTTTGACATACAAGACGGTGAACAAATATTGTCTATATCAAGATTTATTCCTGACTTTAAAAATCAAAAAGGTAGTGCTGATGTTTTATTAAGTTTTAAAGACTACAACTCTATTACTAACGAAACTACTTTGAATGGCGCCATTACTAGCAGTGCCACCACAGTAACAGTAGATGATTCTACTCAGTTTCCAAGTTCAGGCACATTTTTAATTGGTACTGAATTAATTACTTATACAGCTAATAATGATACTACTGGTGTATTGACTGGCTGCACTCGTGGCACTAGCTCCACTACTGCCGCTGCACATACAGATAATAAAAAAGTTACTAACTATACTAATGTTAGAATTAATTTATCAACGGTAACTCCAACTACTACTAAAATAGATACACGTGGTCGAGGTAGACAAGGCAACATTGTGATATCTAGTAATGCAATTAATGATGATTGGCGGTTTGGTACATTACGTCTAGATGTAAAACCGGATGGAGGTAGATAATGGCACAGATTGTAATAGGTAGATTACCACAAGCAACACCACAATACGAAACACAAACCTTTGATACATTGGTAAGAGAGCTTGAACAAATTGTAACGCAACTAAACTTTAGTTATCAACAACAAACTAAAGATGAAACATTAGCAAGGAACTGGTTCATTGGCTGATTTATTTTTAAATAAAAAAGTAGATTTAACTACTACTGATAATACTTCACTATACACGGTGCCTACTAATACTATTAGTGTAGTTAGGTCAATCTTAGTATCAAATGATGATGCTAGTAATGCGTGTGAAATAACCATAACGTTGTTAAATAGTAGTGATACTGTCTTTAGTTTATTTAAACAAAAAGACATATCTGCTAAAACTACAGTAGAATTGTTAACTAACACCTTAGTTTTAAACGAAGATGAAGAGCTAAAAGTACAAGCAGAAAACGCTAATGATTTACATGTAGTACTGTCAGCATTAGAGGTATCTTAATGCGATTAATTAAAGAAGGTAAACCTATCACTTATAAGACTGTAGATGGCCAACAAATACCGGTAATACAGCCAGAAGTTTATCAGAGAATCTATTGCAAAAATTGTGATTATGAGGTAAATTCAGAAGAACAGGCAATCGGCACCTGCCCACAGTGTGGCCAATTATGGTCCACCACCAAAGCTGTAGATATTAAAATTAACATACTAGAGATGCCACCTATAGGTGCGGAATCAGGAGAATAAATGGCTTTTGGAATTGGAAGTGCAATAAAAGATTTTTTAGGCAGTGCAGCTAACAAAGTAGCTGACAAAATTGTTCCTAAAGAGTTGGCACCTTTTTTACCATTACTTGCTCCAGTATTCATGGGCCCACAAGCGGGGATCATGTCGCGTTATTTAATGCCACAATTATTAACAGCTTTATCATCAGGTAAAACTGCTGGTGATATTAGTGGTACTGGTCAAGTTTTAACTGGACTTGGTAGTTTGTTATCTGATCCACGTAGACTAGCTTTATCACAACAAACTGATCCGGTCGCTGCAACAGCAGGAAATAATCAAAGTCCATTTATAGAATCTAAAGAACAACTTGTTCCAAGAGAAGATTTTATAGGTATTCCGTCTGATGGAGGAATGGGCGTACCTCAACTTGAACTTAAAGATGTAAATATTCCAAGAATGCCTAATCCAGATTATATTGCACCAACTGCTGCTATACCTTCACAACCTATATATGATATTTCACAAATAGATAATCCAACTTTGATGGACTATCTTAAAACCGGTGTCAACGAAGCACAAGATTTCATGCAAGGTTTAAATACAGCTAATACTTATCCTGGCGGACCAGAAGTTGTTGATGCTGCCGGTAATGCAGTGTTAGTTAGAGATGCTGGGTTTATGCAAAACTTACCACGACGTGCAGTTATGCAAGGCATACAAGGTATTGGACCAGCATCAACTGCTATTGATAAATATAAAGCTGATCAAGATGCCGAAGCAGCTAGATTAGCAGAAGAGCAAGAAGCTTATAATAATGCAGTTGCTGAATTAGGTAGATACTATAGTTCTTTAGCTGACCCTGATGAAAGATTTGGATTTTACTATAATCAAGGTGGTTTAACTTCTTTAAAACCTAAACGTGGTTTAGTAAATGAGCCTGGTGGTTATGCGGGTGAAGAAGATGATTTTGTTAAAGCTTTAATAAAAATGATGGGGCCTTTACCAACAACAGGTGGGAACAATTACCAAGGACCCAGTATTGTTGGAGGAACAGATTATGTAGATCCTTTTCAAGAACTTGTAGACCAAGGTTTTTTTAAAGTAGTTAGAAATATTAACCAAAAAGCAAACGGTGGACGTGTTGGTTTAAACATGGGTGGTATTATGAATGCTGGTAGCATTCCACAAACACCTACAGTGCCAGAAGGCATGCAACTAGATGGTCGCGGTGGTGGTTTTATCCCAATGGGCGCACAAGAAAAGAAAGATGATGTGCCGGCCATGTTAGCAAAGAATGAATTTGTCATGACGTCAGATGCAGTTAGAGCTGCGGGTGGTGGTAGTATTGAAAAAGGGGCACAACGCATGTATGACATGATGAACCAATTGGAAGCACAAGTATAATGAACGAAAAATTAATAGATTTATTAGTACAAAGCGGCATGTCACCATTAGATGCAATGATGAAAGCACGTGAAGTATCACAAGATCCAACTTTACTAGATGAATTAATGAACATGGAGACGTTATCTCAATCACAAGTTTATCAAGAAGGTGGTCGTGTTCATTTACAAGAAGGTGGTGAAACTGACGATGATGAAGATGAAGATGAAGATGAAGATGACACTACAGAAGCTAAAAGCTATCAAGATATCATTGATTCTATTTATGAGTCGTATCCAGAAGGTACAGAACAAAAAATTGAAAGAAGAGAGCCACAATTAGAAGCGCTTATTCAAGCGTTTGGTCCACAACTAGCTTCAGTTTTAGGTACCCCATTAGCTCCAACGACTGGTGGTGTAAATGTTTCTGGTCAAGAATACGATGCTTACGCGCCAACTTCTGCTGGTCAAAACCAATTACAACAAGCAGCTATAAACGCAGCGTTAGCGCAAGCTGGTTTTGGTAAAGGTACATTTGGTGAAGATGGTGGTCTTACTGCTATTGGTGCAAGATTATCCGGCGATGCAGGGTTAGGTGGTTTTGGAAAATATTTAAAAGGAGCAGCCACTGCAGCTGAAAATGCAAGATTAGCATCAGTAGCGGGCCAAGGCGCGGGGACCGCGGGTATTAACGAAGCACAAAGATTACAAGGTTTGACGGCAGACGCTGCCATGGCAGGGCAAGGCGTAGGTTCACAAGCTCTAGCTAACGCGCAAGCACAAGCAAATTTAATGTCACAAGCAGGCATCGCGGGCCAAGGAGCGGGGGACGCGGATTTTGCCGCAGCTAGAGGCTTTACCGGACCAGATGCTTTTCAACAATTTATGTCACCATATCAACAAGAAGTTATTGACACTACTATGGCTGATTACAGAGGAGAACTACAAAGACAACAAGCTCAACTAGGTCTTGGTGCGGGTAGCGCATTTGGCGGTAGTCGTTTTGGCGTGGCACAAGGAACTCTTGGAGCGCAGGGAGCTAAAGGTATGGCTTCACAATTAGCTCAACTTAGACAAGCAGGATTTCAACAAGCTAATCAATTAGCTAATCAAGCTTATGGTCAAAGTATGGGTCTAGGGCAAGCAGCGCAAGGGCAAGCAGCGCAAAACGTTGGGTTGTTAGGCCAAGGACTACAAGGTCAACAATCTATGGCGCAAGGATTACAACAACAAGCAGGGCAAAACGTTGGGTTGTTTGGGCAACCAACGCAAGCAGCATTAGCTGGTTCACAAGCAGCACAACAACAAGCTTTACAAAACTTAGGTTTATTTGGACAAGCAGGACAAATGCAAACTGGACTAGCATCCTTACAACCACAACTAGCAGCACAAAATATTGGCCAGCTAGGACAACTAGGTTCACAACAACAACAACAAGCACAAGCAAGATTAGACACAACAGCGCAAGCTAACAAGATGATAGCTTTTGAGCCTTACGATAGAATGGGCTTCTTTGGACAACAAGTTGCTGGTATTGGTGGTGGCTATCCAGGACAAACTACTTTCTCAACTCAACAAGCACAAGCTGGTATTAATCCGATGATGCAATTATTTGGTATAGGTGCAACTGCACTAGGTGGTATTGGTAATTTAGCTAGCACATTTGGATACGGCAACCCAACAAGGTAAAAATATGGCATACACATTACAAAGAAAAATGTTTAAACTTGGCGGCAGCGTAGCACACGGTGGTGGCATTACCGCTAACTTAAAAAACCCAAACAGAACATCAATGAAAAAAGGTGGTAGTGTAACCACCCCTGTTGGTGTGGGTAGCGGTAAACAACCAATGGTGCCCGGACCTGATGGCAAGATGCGTGAAGCACACGCACTTCCTTTAATTCTTGGAGGCGCTGGTATAACAGGTATTGGTAGTGGCCTGCTTAGATTGTTAGCGCCACAAGCATTAAGAACTTTAGGCCAAGGTATTAGACAAGGAAGTTTAAATCCACTTAAACAATTTATAAATAGAAAAGTATTAAGAGATAGTGGAATAAGAGGGTCTGATACTGCTTTAAAAAAAGGCAAAGGTTTTACTATGCTTGATGAAGTAGCTCCTAGTGCATTAACAAAAATTAGTAGAGGTGCACAGCTAGCTGCTCCTGTAGGTATTTTAGGTGGTGCTCCTTTAGCAGGGCTTGGCTTAAGTATGTCTGGATTAGAAAGAGCAGGAATAATTCAAAGAGGTAATGATGATAGTTTCGGTGAAGAACTTGCTAGAGGTGCAGGTAAAATTGGTTTAGATTTTTCTGTGCCAGGAGTTGCTAAAAGAGTAGCAGGATTTTTAACTGGCACTGAACAAAACCCTACTAGAACTAGTTTGTATGACACCATAGCAGGCGTGCCGGTTAGTGCTAAAGAGGTGCCTCAATCAGAAACACGTAAAGTTGCAACTAAACAAGTTTCTGAAATGGAAAAATTAAAAAACCAAGCACTAGAGAGAAAAGAGTTATATGAATCATTAATGTATGAGCCAGATAAATTAGCGCTAGCTAGTAATGCTTTACTATCTGCAGGAACCTCTGCGCTACGTGGTGATGAATTAGCTGATGTTGTAGAAGCTGGCTTTAGCCCAATTAACACTGAAGCTGCAAGACGTAGAGAGATTGAAAGTGCTTCATCACAACAAGCTATAACTGATATACTAAATGATAAAGCGACAAGACAAGCAATATTAGCTGAAGTTGCTAAGAGTGGTGACACTAGAGCTATTGCTAGAGTTAAAAAATTCTTTGATGCTTCTGATCAAGGCGTTGATGATGCATTACCGATGAATGCTAAAGGTGCAATGGATACAACACAAATGCGTGCCGGCACTATTTACGCTGACGTTGAAAATGCCACTGGTAAATTGTTTGTAGCGGTCAACGAATCGGGCAGCGAGATAAAACAATTTGATACAATAGAGGAAGCTATCGAACACTCACAGAAACCGTAGGAGATAGTATGGTTGCGTTAACACTTGTAAAACCTTTAGTTCCAAAAATTTATTCTTTAGCTAAAAAAGCAGGAACAGCTTTAAAAAAATATACTCCAAATCAGTACAAAAATACTGGCACTGAGGCGTATAAACATAGAAAACAAACCTTAGATAGTTTTTATAATGATTTTAAAAACATACAGGGTAGAGAACCAAATCGTTCTGAATATACTTCTTTGTTAAAATTTGGTGATGTTAGAGGATTAAGTGCAAACGAAACTAGATTACAAAATCCTGGAATGAAATTTTTTAAAAACAGAACACCCGAACAATTATCACTAAAAAGTCAAGAACGAAAAAAATTTTTTGATGCAAACAGAAAACAAAGAAAATATACTGAACCAACTTTATTTACTGAAAGTTTAACACCAGGTAAAAAAGCAAAACTTAAAGGTGTTCTTTTTGCTAATGACAAACAACAACAAAAGTTTGATAAACTTTTAGATGAGTTTTATGAATCACCGTCAGGACAAGCACCTAAAAGAGTATTAGATAAATTTATACCTTTTTTTAAAAAAGGCACGGATCCTGAATATATTTCAAGAGTTAGAACTACTAGGGGAAGACAATTAAACAAAACATTTAAACCTATGAATAAAAGAACCACAGCTTTAAGTACAAGCGTTCCTTCTTCAATGTTAAAATATAAAAAAATGGCATCTAGTATGGACGAACAATTAGACGCTGCGCATTTACAAGGTAAAAATGCTGCTCTGTCAAAATACGCCGTAGCAAAACAAGATCTTCCAGAAATGATGCCGAAATACACCGACGCTACGTTTTTTTCTAATAGGGGTATAAAATTAAAACCTAGCTATTTAACAACTAAAGAAAGAAATCAAAAAATACACGTTAGACAAGAAAAAGATTTATTAGAATTATTAGATAATAGAAATGGTTTTTTAGAGGGGGCAACTAATGCTAAAACTAACGCGGATAAAAAATTATTTTTTGATGGATTAAAAAGAAATCAAAAATTAATTGATGAATTAAATGATGAAATGATATCCTACAGAAATTTAAGTGTCATTAAAGATCCTATAACAGGTAATATTAAATATTATGGAAAAGAACCAGAATCAGTTAGTAAAATTTTAAATTTAAAGAAAAATATTTCTGGTACTACTCCGGACATACCCATAGGTGTTAAAGATGGTGGTCGTATAAAATTAAAAGACGGTGGCAATGTAGAGAAAGCTAATGTTGATGATGTGTTTAGACAGTATTTAAACTTAGGTGGTATTGCCGGCGATAAGTCTAGTAATCTTGGTAGCACTAGAGTAAGTAATTTTGGTGGCATTCAACAACGTAGCAACGATAAGGTAGGTACTATACAAAGTTTATTATCTGGTATTGCTGCTGGTTTAATTGACATACCTAAAGGTGCCTTTACTCTTGGCGCATCACTAATGGATTTAGGTATGGGCACTAACAATGCAGCTAAAGTAGAGAGTTATTTTGATGACCTAACTACTTTTGATGAAAAAGCTGAAGCTACCACTGCTGGTAGTTTAGCAAGAATATTTACTAATTTAGGTATTCCAGGATCACAAGGTTGGAAGTTAGGTAGTGCGCTAGCAAAGAGAGCAGTAACTTCTAAACGTGCTGGTAATTATTTTAAAATATCTCGACCAGATATGGAAGGCCGAATGCAAGAAGCGTTGACCACGGGTGGTAAACTATTGACGACAGCCGGTGGCGCTGCAGGTATTGGTGTTGCTGATGCTATCTTTGTCGGTGATCCAGAATCTGTCGGCACATTGGGTGATGCATTTAGTGTTGGACCTACACAATTAGATCCTAATAGTGACACGGACCCATCAAGAGAAATACTAAACAGGATAAAATTTGGATTAGATAGTTCACTAATGTTAGGTGTAGTGGCTGGCACTGGCTCTGCTATTGGTAAAGTTATTGCTAGAAACAAAGGCCTAGAGTCTAATAACAAAGCTCTTGATAAATTATTTTCTAAACTTAGACCACGTGGTGACAAGCCGCAAGAATTTTTTAATTTAGAACGACAACAAATAGGTATTAGACAAGCAGATTTAAATCGGGCTACTGAGTTACAACGAAACGTGGATCGTCATATTGATAAAATATTTCCGTTTGTAAAAGGTGCATTAAACAGAACTAAAACTACTGATCGTGCTGATCTTATGAAACAATTAAACGAAACATTATTGTCCGGTGAATTGGTTGATGATGTTGCTGGTGGCCTTAAATTTACACCAATAGATGAAACTAGTCGTGCTGCGTCTATAAAAAAATTAAAATCTTTAGGTGCCGGTAAAAAAGAAATAGATGGTATTTTTGATGCCTTTGAAGACATGCGTACTGAATGGGGTGAGATGTTTGGTTATTTAGGTAAAAAAATGTCAGCGGATGACCTAGCTTCTTTTAAAACAGGTTTTGGTAAAAAGTTTGGTGACTATTTAGGATCAACCTACGAAGTATTTAAAAACAAATCTTTAATACCAATGTTTAATTTTGCACCTGGCCGAGAGGCTATTAAAAAAGGCATGAATATGTTTAAAGAATCTGCAGAAAAAGCAGGTAAAAAAATAACAGACGAACAAGCAGAGTATTATGTAAACCAGGTAGTAGAATCAGCAAGACCACCACAAAGATTATCTACTGCAGCAGAACAAAACGCAGGAGTTTATTTTAACGCACCAGATTTTTTTGGTAATAAAACTACATTACATGAATTAGATTTTAAAGGTAAAGGTTTAGCTATAAATGATTTAAAGCCAGGATCTAAACAAGTTGTAGAAGAAATACTTGGTAAGGTAGATGATCCTATGTCAACCATGTTAGCTGGTACTGGTAAATTATCTTTATTAACTAGACGTAATCAATTTTTTGATAAGCTATTAGATGAGTCTAATTTAGCAAGGGAAATAGATCCTAAGACTGGTAATAAAGTTTATCCAGAAAAAAAACAAATGTTTTTTGATGACGAAGCTGCTGCTGTAGAAGCCTTGGGCAACGGTAATGTTAAACTAGTTGGGTTTGATCCAGGCGGTAAAGTACAAATAGGTAACGCTGCACACAGATTAAACGGTATGTTTGCTCATAAAGGTATTGCCGATGCACTAGCAGAAACTAGCACCAATATACTAGGTGATGGTATGCTATCTAAACTATATCAAAATTTAATTTTATACCCTAAAGCTACTTCACAGCTTGCAAAAACTGTGCTTAGTCCTATTACTCACGTGCGTAACGTTGTTAGCGCTGGAGCCTTTGCTACCGCTAATGGTATTTTCTTTCCGGTAGAAGGTAAGGCTATGAAAGAAGCTTATAAGATGTTGCAGTTTGGTGCGCGTGGTGATGCTGAGGCTAATGCCATGTATCAAAAATTATTAAAACTTGGTGTGGTTAATACTAATGTGCGTCTTGGTGATTTACAAAGATTATTAACCGACGTTAAGTTTGGCGAGGGCACTAGTAATTTAACCGCGCTACGTGGGTTAACAAAAAAATTATCTAAACTTAAAAAAGGTGCTGAAGATTTATATACAGCTGAGGATGACTTTTGGAAAATTACATCATGGGCCGTGGAACGTAATAGATATGACAAAGCTTTTCGAAAAGCTGGGCTAACAGACTTAAACGCTTACGCAAAAACTAAAGGGTTTGACAAGTATGATGATTTCTTAGATGAGACTGCAGCTGATATAGTGCGTAACAACATACCTAACTACGACTATGTAAATGAATTTGTAAAAGGATTAAGAAAATTACCTATAGGTAATTTTGTATCTTTTCCAGCAGAAATTATGCGTACTAGCGCTAACATTTTATCACGTGGGTTTAGAGAAATAGCAGAAGAAATAACTTTACCTGATGGTAGAAAAGTTAAACCGTTTTCAAGCATTGGTTATAAAAGATTAATTGGTTTTGGTGCAACAACAGTAGCAGTGCCGGCAGCTGTAACTGAAACATTTAAAATGGCATACGATGTTGGTGAAGATGAAATGGATGCTTTAAGAAGATTTGTACCTGATTGGTCTAAAAACTCAACACTAGTTCCAATACGAGATAAAGAAACTGGTAACTTAAAATATGTAGACTTTTCTCATGCTAATGCATACGACACTATGCTTAGACCTTTCACTACAATAATGAATAATGTTAGAGACGGTAACAAAGACGAGTCGCCGGTTATAGAAAGCATGATGCGTGGTATGTTTGAAGCCACTAAAGAACTTGGTTCTCCTTTTATTAGTGAATCAATTTGGACGCAGGCAGCAACAGATATTATTGTAAGGGGCGGGCGTACTAGAACTGGACAAAGATTATACACGGACCAAACACCAGTTGGAGAAAAAGTACAAAAAATAGTAGGACACTTAGTTGAAGCACAATTACCAGGATCAATAGAATCATTGAAAAGAATAGATTTAGCAATAGAACCAGTTGACATAATACAAAGAGGTAAGTTTGATAAATATGGTAAGACTTATGAACTAGGAGATGAACTAGCAGGCCTTGTTGGTTTGCGTGCAGTAGAAGTTAATCCGGTCAATGCAATGAAATTTAAAATTGCTGATTTTAGAACGGGAATCAACAATGCTCGTCGTGAGTTTACACAACCCTTACTTAGAGGTGGACCAGTAACACCAGAACAAATTATAGATCGTTATCAAATTGCTAACGAACAAACTTACAAAGTACAACAAAACATGTTGAAAGATTATTATGCCGCTAGAGTTTTAGGCACTGGTGAAAATACTTTAGATAGAGAGTTTAAAGATAGGGTATCTAATATCCAATTAAATGCTATTAAGACTGGTAGGTTTAGACCTTTCATACCATCAGAAAACATAGTTAATTCTTTTGCAGAGAATGCTAGAGCTATTGGTCAACGTAGCCCATATCTAGCAGCACAAAGAGAGATAGAAAGATTGTTAAAAGAATACAACTCATTACCATTAACATTGGAACGATTCCCAATATCAATTAATCCATTTAGCGTCGCACCAGAAGTGCCTACCGCAGGTATGAATTTAACTGGTGGTACCTTGCCACAACTTAATACGCCGTTGCAAGGAACTACTATTGGTGGTATTAGTAATATTGGTAATACTCTAGCTAAAATAGAACAAGTAGATAAGGTATTTGATTTATAATTATGAATGATACAGTAAAAGGCATAGTACCAGAAGATGATAGAGAACATATAATTTCTCTTTACGGTCACATCAAAGGTGTCGAACGTGAGATTGATATTATAAAAACTAACCATCTTAAACACCTGGACGACAAAATTTCACACGTACATGCTGA